TCAATGATGCCGAAGTGCTGTGCATCATCACTCCTTGCCACAATTCTGCCACGCTGAAAGATGGATACATTCTGCGGACTGGCAGCGATATACACCTCAAAACAGCCGCACTGGTAAAATTCAATGTCCCATAAGAGTGAAGAATAACTGTCACAAATGGCTTCCAGTGACACAGAAATCTGGTCTTTCAGAGCCGTCAAGCTGTAAATTTCCAACTGCATTTCTCACACTCCCAGATAAGAATTGCGGTGCATCAAAGTTACACGCAGTTTTTTCACACCACGAACTGCCTCGACCCGAAAGATATTCGTGCCTTCTTTCAAGGTCAGCCAAGTGGAACCGGAAACCAGCCGGTTCAGGATGTTGCTGTCCACACCATTGCGTGTCAGCGTAACGGTCTTGTTTCCGGTTTTCGTGGTAACCGTAATGACATCGCCGGTCAGAATATCGCCTTTGATTTGCAGATATTCTCCGTTTTCGTTGTAGATGGTCGGTGTCACGGCAACCACTTCCTGCGGAATATCACTGGGCAGTGCCTCGATTCGCAGCGTGAATCCGATTTCATCCCCGTCATTGGTAATGGATAAGGCATCACTGTTGGAATACACACCCAAAGGAAACGGAGCATCGCTCTCCGGAAAGGGAAAATGAAATGCTCCGGTGATGCCGCTGTAATAGGCATAGAAAATATCCCGGCTGTACCAGTAAATATCCGGACAGAGAATGGAGATCTGCCCGCTGATCTGCTGCTCGAAATTTGACACCTCGCAGGTTTCTACATACCCCTCGGCATAGACATCGATGTTCGCCGTCTTGTACCAGATCTTGATGTATCGGGACGGCTTGACCACATGATACAGCTGATGCCGCCGTTTCTCGATCCCAATGCCACGCATGGCAAAGGAAATGACTACGTTTCGTTTTTCAATGAAAGCGTTGTTGAGGTAGCTGCCGTTCATACCTGCGTAAGAAGAAGTGGAAATCGTTCCGGCAGGCGGATTTAGACCTTCGATTTTGGAGGTCATGTATTGGTTGGCGGTGGTGGTCATATCTAATCGTTCACCGTTTTCATTTTCTAAAACCAGAGAAAAATACATCACACACCCCCATTACACATTCAACGCATTCCGTGTCAACCGATAAATCTCCAACCGTGACAGTGCCTTCGGCGATTGATTGGTTTGATTCACCGTTTTCCGGTTGTCGGTATTGTAATAATTGTTCACTGTTCCACCGGAACTGTCGGGCAGCATTGCTCCGGAAATCCCATGCAAGCTGTAATTCAGATCAGAATCCATGGTCAACTGCATGGCTTTCGCCACACCGCCCACGGCTTTCTCCACATACTTCTTGCTCTTGTCGATGCCGTCTGCCAGCCCTTTCATAAAGTCCGGCATCCAACTCTCGTAGTCTGTCAGCGGACCTTTGTCCGGTACAGAGAAGTGCAGGAAATCCCGAATGGTATCGGCAACATTGGTGACGCAGTCCGCCAGCCAGCCGATGGCACTCTGAATGCCATCAATGATTCCCTGAATGATGTCCCGTCCCCAGTTCCAAGCATCGGAAGCCAGTCCCCTGATATATCCCACAGCGGCATCGAATCCATTCTGAATGGTGGACTGGATACCACTGATCTTATCAGAAACTGCAGAACGAATGTTGTCCCAGATGCTGGACACCGTAGAAGAAATGCTCTGCATCACGTTGGAAATGGTGCTCTTGATGCTGTTCCAGATGTTAGATACCACCGATTGGATGGCGTTCAGAACATTGGAAACCGCAGAACTGATCTGATTCCAGATAGACGATACCACAGAAAAAATGGCATTCATCACACTGGAAATCGTACCGGAGATGCTGTTCCAGATGGAAGAAATCACATTCCAGATTGCTGACAAAACAGAAGAAATGAAACCTGATACCGCATTCCAGATGGTCGTTACCGTATCTTGAATGGTATCCAAAACCGTGGAAACCGTGGTAGAAATGGCGTTCCAGATGGTTTCAAAGGTCGTTCGAATGCCCTCTAAAATAGGTGTTAAAAACGACACAATTGCATTCCAAATGGCACTGATCTTCTCCGAGATCCAGTCCATCACTCTGCCCACAATGATTTGGATGGCTTCAAAAATCGTCTGAAACAGATAGCCGAATGCCGTGATCAGCGGTTCTAAGGTGGTGTAAATGGCATTCCAAACGGTCGTAATGACGTTATAAATTGCCTGAAAAGCCGTAGAAACCACGTTGTAAATGGCATTGAAAATCGTGCTGAAAAAGTTGTAGATCGCTGTAAAAATCGTGGTGAAGAAATCCCGAATCGCCGTAAATACAGTCGTTGCCACCGTCTGAATGGCAGTGACAATGGTGGTGAAGGTATTGGAAATAGACGTCCAAGTGTTGACGAAAAAGTCCCGGATTCCGGTAACAATTCCCGTGAAAAAGGAAGCAATGCTGTTCCATGTGTCCACAAAAAATGTTTTGATGGAAGTCCAGACTTCGTTCCAGCTTGTTCCGAACCATCCCAGCACCACATCTGCAATGCCTTTCAGAGTATTCATGATATTGCGAAACGTGTTGACAACGAAATTCCAGATAGACGTAAAAATACCTTTGACACCGTTCCAGCACTGCTCCCAGTCACCAGTGAACAGACCGATCAGAGCATCCAGCAGCCCCAGAAGAACGCCAGTAAACTCTGAAAAGATGTTGGAGATATTCTGAAAAACGCCTTCAAAAATGGGAGCTAACAGATTGCACAGTCCGTCCCACGCTGCTTTCAGCACATCGGTAAAACTCTCAAAGTCGAATCCCAGAGCGTTTAGCCGGTCAGTGATGCCCTGTGTCAATCCGGTAAAGGTGCTTTTGATCTGTTCCCAGATGGCGATGATGTTGCTTTTGAATTCGTCATTGGTTTTCCAGAGATGCACAAAGGCAGCCACCAAAGCGGCAACAGCTGCGATAATGGCGAGCAGCGAACCTAATGACACGCCCAACGCTCCGGTAATGGCACCAATGCCACTTTGCACAGCCGAGAAAAGGGCAGGCAGTTTGGACACTGCGGAAAAGACCGTCCCCACACTGGAAATGGTCTTTCCCAGCACCACCAGCATCGGACCCAGAGCAGCAGCCACCAGTGCAATTTTCGCAATGGTTTCTTTTGTCCGTGGGTCTAATTGGTTCAGCTTGTCCACCAGTTCCTGAATACGGGAAACAATAGAGCGAATGGTAGGCATCAGAATATCGCTAAAACTGATTGCCAGTTCTTCTAGCTGGGACTTCAAGATGGTCACTTGTCCGGCAAGGTTATCCTGCATGACAGCTGCCATTTTTTCAGTTGTGCCATTGTAGCCGTCTACCGTATCCGAACAGGTGTCAATGGCATTGGATAGCTTTTCAAAGTCCGCCGGTGAACCGTTGATGATTGCCAGCATACCGGACATGGCTTCTTTGCCAAACAGTGAGGCAGCCGCCTGTGCCTGTTCTGCCTCAGACAATCCGCCCAATTTCTGCCGGAGCTGTTCCATGAGTTCCCGCAGAGAATACATCTTGCCGGAACTGTCGGTTAGAGAAATGCCGTACTGTTCCATAGCAGATGCCACCGTGTCGGTCGGCTTTGCCAGATTGGTGATGGCGGAACGCAGTGCCGTGCCAGCCTGTGAGGATTTGATACCGGCATTCGCCATCAAACCGATGGCAATGGCAGAATCTTCGGCGGAGTATCCCAGAGAACCCAGTACCGGAGCAGCATACTTGAAGGTCTCGCCCATCATGCTGACGTTGGTGTTGGCGTTGGAACTTGCCGCTGCCAGAATATCTGCAAAGTGTCCGCTGTCCGAAGCAGACAAACCGAAAGCAGTCAGAGCGTCTGTGACAATGTCCGAAGTAGATGCCAAGTCTTCCCCGGAAGCGGCAGCAAGATTCATGATACCTTCAATACCGCTGAGCATATCGTTGGTTTTCCAGCCTGCCATCGCCATGTAGTTCATAGCATCCGCAGCCTCACTTGCAGAGAACTTTGTTTTGCTGCCCATTTCACGGGCTTTTTCCCGGAGAGCATCCATCTCTGAACCGGTCGCCCCCGAAACAGCTGCTACCTTTGACATGGCAGAATCGAAATCCGCACCGGTTTTCACGGCAATGGTTCCCAGAGCCGTGACACCAGCGGTGACGGGCAGCAGCTTTTGTCCCACACCGGAGATCTTGTCCCCGGCGGACTGCAGCGTTTCACCCAGAACGCCCATCTTTTCCAAAGCGGTGTGAGAATTGTTTGCTTCTGTGGTCAGGCGTTTCAGTTCGTTTTCGGTTTCGATGATCTCACGCTGCAAAGCATCATACTGCTGCTGTGAGATTTCACCATTTGCAAGAGCCGTATTGGCTTGTTCTGCGGCAGTTTTCAGCACTTCCAGCTTTTCTTTGGTAGCTGTCACCGCATCGGCGAGGAGCTTGTGCTTCTGCGAGAGCAGTTCTGTGTTGGTGGGATCAAGCTTCAGCAGTTTCTGGACATCTTTCAGCTGTGTCTGCGTGCCTTTGATGTCTTTGTTGACACCTTCCAGTGCCTTGGACAGCTTGGTGGTATCGCCGCCGATTTCTACGGTGATGCCCTTGATTCTATTAGCCATACAATCTCACCCCCTTATCAAAATTTATCGAAGTCACTCTGATCCGCTAACATATGATATTTGTATTCGTCATTCTCCCGTTCGGTGAACATATCATTCACGACTCCGATCGTGAGCAGATCAAGCTCTGAGAGGGACAGCCCGATCTGCACACATCGGAGAAGGAACAGGGGCGTTGTCATCGGGCGGTCAGTTTTTCGATGTTTTTTTTAGACTTGACCTGTGTTTCTACATTCAAGCCCCAGAGGTCAATCAGCTGTGGCAGGATTTCGTAAATGCTGAACGTGTTGAACTGTTCCAGCCATTCATCCGGAGAAGCCGGAATGGCTGCATCGGCGTGTTTTGCCATGATATAGGCGATGTTCTCAAACACCTCAAGGCTCTCGATGTCCAGTGCAGAGGATTCCTCTGTATTTTCTCCCACAGACTTTTGCAGTGCTGCAAAGTCCTGATAAATATCTCTGCGAAATTTCAAGCGATACAATCTGGGAACTGCTGCACTTGCCTTAAAAGGCACATCAATCCCATCAATGGTGATGTTCTTCTGAATTGCCATGCTGCACCCTCCTTACGCTTTTACAGATGCTGCGGATGCTTTACCACTCTGTACAGCGGCAGCCAGATTTGGCATATATACCGCCTTGTACCAATTCTCATAAACCTCGGCATCCGTTTTCTCACAGGTTTTAGTTTTTACCAAACCACTGTTCAATGCCGTTGCGGTCAAAGACAGCGTTTCTGTTTTAACTTCCTTTTCGTCCTCAATGGTGCTGGATTCTGTTGCCGGACGAGAGGCAGAACAACAGAACAGACAGTGACGAATCTTGTTCTTGTCGCCGCTGAATTCAAACAGCAGTGCAAACTGGGATACTTCCGCAGTATTGGTTTCCGTGAGAACGCCCTTTTCATCCAGCTTCTCACCGAGAATGTCTGTCGCAAACTCAAGCGGAACCAATGCGATTTCCAGATCGCCGGTGTAACCAGAGTTATTGTTGATCACATAGTACACACCATCGTCAGCGTAAAAATTGGATGCTTCACCTTCTGCATCGATAGACAGCGACACTGCACCGGGAATGCGAACTGGCTTTGCAAAAGTCGGCACACCTTCTTCATCATAAGAGGTGATTTTTGCATAGTGAACTTTGTTCAGACCGAATTTTACCTTGTTTTTCTCCATTGCCATATAGATCAAACCTCCATCTCATAGAGCACTTCATACAATTCTTCCGAATCAA